GTTCCCTGGTGGCGCTCATACGCAGCCTCTCCCATAACATCGGAGTTCGCACGCACCTCGGGGTGACGGTGTCCGTGCTGTTGATGTCTCCTCGTGAGACGCTTGTGACGAAGACGATTACCCGTTCTGTTCTTGTATTCGAGATAGTTCTCATGCTTAACTGTCGGCTTTGCCATTTAATTTAGTCGCAGTTAATTTTGCCCATCTCCGGATTTCTTCACCCAGACCGACGGTCCCTGCTTTTTCGTGCGCATTGCTGCCGAATTATACTCGTCGGCGGCGAGTATAGCCGAATGAAACGGCTGGTTGTTTGCCCACAGTGACGTGTCGCACATGCGAAACGGCGGATGCTCTGATGCCTTGTACCAGAATACCTGATCTTCTAATTTATTCGAACTCACGTTGTTACAGATGACCAGGCATTCAAAGTTCTCCGTACATTGATCCATGAACGTACAGAACATCTCAAACGTCGGAAACATACCTGCGTAATTCTCGTAAATCCTACGACGATTACCTAGGATATTCTCGCGAAGAATGAAGACAAAATCCACGTTGGTGCGTAGGTTCGGCGTGATACCCAAGGGATACTGCATGGTGATGATTGTCATCATGTCAATGTGACGACCGTTCATAAATACGTAACGGGTTGACTCTTCCTTGATCCATGAAGAATCGTACAAACAGTCGTCTAGAATCAAGAATGCACGTGGATCAATAGATGAGTTTCCACCCCCCGAGTTCTTCGCTTTATTACGGTTCTGCTTCACATTCATTTGGCGCTTGATCACATTCATGACGATCTGAGGAGAGTATTTGTCGTGGATGAATTTTGACGGCACCATATGCTGAAAGAACTCGTTCGCAACTTCTGTACCTGATATCACAGTACCAACCGGGAAATCGTGCTGTGTATTATAGAGAATATCGCGCACCAAGAAAGACTTACCTGTGTCTTTCTTACCGATGACAACGATCATCGGACTTTTGCGAGAATCTATCTCGCATCGGTCTTTGAGCATATTGATGTCGAACTTTCGCAATTGGAAGTTCATCTTGTTCTGACCCGCAGAAAGTGTTCCGCGTCTGCTTACGATGTTTCATTGCCTTGCTCAACACACAATGGTGAAGGATTTGAGAACCCAGTCCGTCGAGTTGCGACTCCATCGGATTCCGAAGCTGAAGGCCGACGCCTGGAATATTGACCATGCTCAACCCTTTTTCCCTTCCCTCGAACAGCTGTTCAAGACGGAGAAGTTGGCAGCCATGTCCGAGTACGGAGTGAAGCTTCCCGAAGGAATCGAGTCTGTCGTAGACGCCACCCACGTCAAGACAACAAAGGGACAGACGATAGAGATTCATCGTAAGACGACCATGATATTGAGTCCATTCAAGACCATGAAGGGGGAGTACTCTGTACCCGGACTCCCGAAGCCCGCAGAGACAGCGCGCACTCATTCTGAACAGATGCAGAGTCCACACACCGCCGCATATGTTGGTGCGCTGACATCTACGGTGCTCGCCACATCCGACTGTGTGCACTTTCCCCGCGTGTATGGCGTGTATGCAGCAATGGCATCCAAGCACGAAGTGGATATCTCGGATGACTATGAGGATTTATGCGATCGAAAGTGGTTCGTTGATAATATCGGAAAGACGTTCGAACTTCGTCTGAGATCTGTTGGAGGCGATGCATTTACCCACACGCGCGGACAGCGGGTTGCGGTTCAGGTTGGCGACGATATCGAACTGGATACCGAAGATGTCGACGTCGAACACGTGGATGAACCGACGACAGCTGGCGTTGTGGAGGAATACGAGATTCCGTCTGAATCAGACCAGAGCGAATACTCTGATTCTGAAGACGAGGACGTATTCGACATCGAGTCCTGTGCATGCGACGATAGCGAGGAAGAAGAGGACGAAGATGAAGAAGAAGATGAAGAGCCGTTTGCATGGGCTACATTTGCATCTGTTCCCGTTGTGACAACGGTAATGGAGAAGTGCGCCGGTACATTCTATGATCTCCTCAAGACGAGTTCGGATGCTGAGCGCCACACCGCCTGGGTTGCTCAGATTGTGTTCGCTCTCGCATATGCCCAGCGGACGTTTGGGTTTGTTCACAATGACCTCCACGGTAATAACGTTATGTACGTCCCGACAACCGAGGAGTGGTTATATTACCGTCATCACGGTGTGACCTACCGCGTTCCAACGTACGGGGTACTGATCAAGATAATCGACTTTGATCGTGCAGCCGTCTCGGTACGTGTGACTGGAATGAAGGACAGTCGCTTCTTTCTGAGTTCGCAGTTCAAGCAGGATGAGGAGGCTGCGGGGCAGTATAATATTGAGCCGTTCTATACCCCGACGTATCCCCGTATTCCGTTGAATCCGTCGTTTGATCTTGCACGCTTCGCGTCGAGCGTGTTCTGGGATATGTTTCCAAATGGTCCAAAGTCGGAGACGAGCCATCCACTGTTTGAGCTGTTCAAACACTGGACGACGCTTCCGGATGGATCGTCGGTGATCTTTCGCGCCAAGGGAGATAACCACGACCGGTACCACGGATTTGATTTATACAAGGCGATTACGAGGAACCTGAAGGAAAGTGCTGTTCCGAGGAAAGAGTTACTCAAGTTTGGACGGTATGTGGTGACACCATCTCCGTTCTTGACGTCGGTTCTTGTAATTGGTGATTAGATTTAGCGCATACCGACCGTCTTCCACACCAGCTTGTGTGTCAGCGCCCATACAACGCCGAAGACAACCGCGTGGGTCAGCGCAACCGTTGTGCGCGAGCCGCCCGGCGGCAGGGACAGGAGAACGCCCGGGGTCAGAACGAAGAAGAGCACGGCAGCATACAGAGACATCCACATTTTTATTAAGAAGCAAAGAGAAAGTTTCTTAGAACGACGGCTTGCCGGTGAACATATCCTGTACAGCCGAGACCATAGGCTCCGCAGCTTCCGCGCCACCCAACGCATACAATACGCCCCCCGTGAGTACGGCCGCACCCCCACCAACCTTGGCCGCGTCCATAACCTCGATCGGCTGTTCCTTGCCGCGACGATCCATCGCATACAATACAACCGCAACCAGCACAACCGCACCCACAATCAACCCATATGTGTAGAGATCGGACATGTTTATCTCGGACTCTATTTTTTTATGGGGGCGACCAAACGAACTCACAAATTGAGAGATACTGTCTCAGTCGCCTCGAGCTTGACGGACTCATCGTCTTCCTCGTCGTCCTCGAATTCAGAATCGTCTAACTTCGCGTCCTCCCCGAGAGTAATCGGGGGCGGCTCGTCACTATCGTCGTCATCGCCGTCGAACTGCACGGCCTTCGGCGGCTCAGTAGGTACCTCTACCAGCGCGGGCTTGGCAGCAGCGGCGGGTTCGGGAGCCAAGGGCGCGTCACTCGTGGGAGCCGCCGCAGACTCTGTGTCGAACGGACTCTGGAAGTAGGCCTTACTGATATCCTTCCAGGGAATGAAGCTGTCAACCACCTCATTCATCGACTCACCGATCAACGTCTCGATGTCGCGACGGTTACGCGCCTGCTGTTCCGACGTGACACCCACCGTCTTGAAGAGGTAGGCTGCACTCCATGACTGCCGCGCCGCCTGCTTATAGAGCTGGTGAACAAATGTCTCGATGGATGGGCGCTTGAAATCGATATTGACATGCACCTTCTCCACCTGTTGGAGCGTGGCAAATGCGCGGATATAGCTGACGAACACACCGAGGAGGAGATCATCCATATATTCACACTTGGACGCAGCCGCTATGCGCGCTACTTCCTTTGTCAGTGTCTCCGGAGTCCACTTCGGAACCTGCGTAAGAAGGTTCTGGAACGTCTTAAGAATCTGATCAGTCTGTCCATTGCGGTCACACGCGGTCTTCGCCGCATCGTAGATGCTCCACAATCCATCTGCGACGTGAGGCACGAGGACACGAGACAGGTTCTCCCGGAGAGTGGACTTTACGAACTCGGTGCTCATTTGTTTACAGGTGAGTCAATGAGTTTTAACAAACCGACGCAGATGCCGAAGTTTGTACTCATCCTTATGATTCGCAATGAGGAGAAGATTCTTCTCCGTTGTCTAGAGGCCGCCGCGAAAGTTGCGGATGCTTTTTGTATCTGCGATACTGGTTCGACAGATGCGTCCTGTGCGATTGCAACTGAATTTCTAAGCAAGTATGATGGCTGTCTGACACATGCTCCGTGGAAAGACTTTGGTTATAGTCGCTCAGTGAGCTTTAAGAGTGCGCAGGCATACTTGAGGGGGGCGGGATGGGATCTTGCGAACACGTATGGATTGCTACTGGACGCAGACATGGTCTTTGTACCTGGTAAACTGCTGCTCGAGCCGCTCGGACACGAGGGATATACTGTGATTCAGAAGGCCGGAGATCTCGAATATCCGAATACTCGCATTGTTCGCATGGACTACGACTGGTCTTGCCGCGGTGTCACTCACGAGTACTGGGACGGCCCCACGAAGTCGCTTCCGTCGTCCGTGTGCTACATTGACGACCGGAATGACGGCGGTTGCAAGTCGGACAAGTTCGAACGTGACCTCAGGCTTCTTGAGCAGGGACTCATCGACGAGCCAACGAATGGTCGGTATATGTTCTACCTCGCACAGACGTACAACGGAGTTGGTCGCCTGAAGGACTGTATCGCCATGTACAAGAAACGAATTGCAACCGGTGGGTGGGAGGAGGAGTTGTGGTACAGTCACTATATGATCGGCAAATCATGGCTGGCACTTGGGAATATACCCAAGTTTGAGCAGTGGATGCTCATGGCGCACGCGCGCCGCCCGAGCCGCGCTGAACCGGTTTATCAACTTGCGAAGTATTTCCGCGAGCACTCTCATCATCACAAAGCGTATTATTATACGCAAATCGGTCTGGGGATTCCGATGACAGACGACATGCTCTTCGTAGAAACGGACGTGTACAAGGGTCTGTTCGAATACGAAGCCACGATTCTCATGTACTATATCAACCAGCACCGTCAGGGACTTGACATGTCGGTCAAGTACCTTCTCAGCGAGAGGCCACACCATGACAGTGTCTACAACAACATGCCATTCTACGTTGAACCGCTCACCTACGCGTCTAAGGCACATCCGATCGAGCGCGATATTTTCGGTGAGGATTATCACCCCACGTCTGTATCTATGTTTGTCCACGAGGGGAAGATTGTTCATAACGTCCGCTTCGTGAATTACACGATCAATCCACAGACTGGCAGCTACCTGATGAAGGAGAATGGAGTTGTACGGGAAAACTCGACTGTTCGGACACAGAATGCATTCTACGATCCGGCTACGGGTACAATCGTCAAGATGCGCGATGATTCTGTTACGTTATCTCGTAAGCCGAATGCTCATATCGTTGGTCTCGAGGACGTCCGCGTCTATCATTCGAAGGATGGAACGCTGTGTTGTACAGCCACCTCGTGGGAATACACCGAGAATATCCGCATTTTTCAATCTACGTACGATCCCATTCGAGGCCTGTATTCAGATTGCCGCGTATTGAACTCTCCGGGAAACCAACCATGTGAAAAGAACTGGCTACCGGTTGATGGAACGGATGATATCATTTATAGTTGGAACCCATTGCGGGTTGGACAGCTATATGGGGAGGATATTGGTTTCCACACTCACCATCAGACACCGTGGTATTTCAATCATTTCCGGGGGTCGGCGGCGGCGTTCAAGCCCCTTCAGTACCCCGGGGAAACGTGGGCACTCGTCCACACGGTGGAGTATTGTCAGCCGCGCAAATACTTTCATCTCTTTGTTCGACTGGGCAAGAACTATAAGCCAAAAATGATCAGTCGTCCTTTCGTGTTTCGCGCCAAGACGATCGAATACTGTATTGGCTGCTTGCCCGATCCAGCGTTCACCTCGGTTACCTGCATTTTCTCTACCATGGACGACACCCCTCGAATCGTGGATATTCCGGTTGCGGATATAGAGTGGATTCAGGTATAGAGGTGACGCCACGACTCGTTGACACCTGTCGTAGTGTCCTGCAGGAGGTGACGAGCCAGTCCAACATCAATTGTGCAGGGCAAGCTGATCTTCTTATAGAAGATATACTCTTTAGCCGTGTTCTCGTCTGCGATGCGCAGGAGGTTGATACGCGTCACCAGTGTCTCGACTGACCTGATCAATGTGCGAACTCCCTCCTCATCCTTGCTGAACTCCGAAATCATGAACCGAACCGCATCATCTGTCAGGGTCAGCTGACCCGTCAGCTGAATCCGGTCGAGTACCTGAGGCCAGACATATTGCGTGAGGATATTCTTCTTGTCTTCGCAATTGTACCCCGAACAGTGAATGACCTGCATCCGATCGCGGAGGATCGGGTGCACCTTAGACTCGTCATTGAACGAGAACACAAACAAGCACTGGCTCAGATCAAAGTCAACTCCTGCAAAGTAACGGTCATGGAACTGACTATTCTGCGAGCGATCCGTGAGGTGGATAAGCATGGAGACAATCTCATCACCATGAGATGTGGACGAAATCTTATCGAGCTCGTCGAAGTAGAGTACTGGGTTCATGCATCGTGCATTCATCAGAGCATCTGCGACGCGCCCCCACATTGAGCCCTCGTACGTATACGAATGTCCAACGAAGTTCGCCGAATCAGATGCGCCGCCCAGCGAGAAGAACTCAAACGGCCTCTGAAGAACCTTGGCGACACCATTCTTTGCAAAGGATGTCTTGCCAACGCCCATTGGTCCCTTCAGAGCAATCACGTTTCCGGACGAGGCAGGGTTGGATATCCACTGCGCAAGCGTCTGCATGATCTGTGTCTTTGCAGTGGCCATGCCGTATACTGCCTTGTCCAACGTATCGCGTGTGTCTGCGAGAAACTTTGCACATGGTACCATTCCGTCGGAAAGCTTCACGGGGAGGGGTGTTACCTTTCCGAACGGAATGCGAAGGAATGACTCTACCCAAGTCCGAAGCTTGTATCCCTCCGAACCATCCATCTCGTTGAGATTATCGATCTTCTTGATCACAATCGCCTTCAGCGAGTCGGGAATAGGGAGATCCAGGATGCGGAACTTGAATGGGACATCTCCCTCTTCGATGAGGTTCGAGATGCGCTTCATCTGTTCGTTAAGTTTGCGCCGCTTGGACTTGGAGAGATCTTCAAAGTAGTCCTCCTCATCTTCGTTAAGTTCGATTCCGGGGGATTCCGGTTCCTCACGGCGACTCGGCTTCTTTCCCCGCTTACTCTCGGGGACGTACTTGCTCATGAGATGGGAGATGAACTCATCCTCCGATTCCTCCTCCGACTCGTCGTCCGATTCGTCGACCGTGAGCTTAGTGTTACCGCCAACGATGGTGTGAATGTGAAGCTTGACGCTGACCTTGGCACCCTTGGGGAGGTTGATGACGGGCGCCTCTTCGTCGTCATCCTCCTCCTCATCCTCCTCCTCGTCGTCGTCTTCGTCCTCCTCTTCATCTTCGTCGGGCTCATAGTCCTCGTCGTCTTCGTCCGAAGATGCATCCGACTCAGGGTCGGGCTTCAGCGTCTCGTCCTTAACCCATGTCGTACGAGAATTGAGTTTACGAAGATTGTACTTGCTAGGCATCTTGCTGCCTCTCGAGGAAAAAAACAAAAGGCATTCGTTTTTTGACCGACTATAGTAATGAGTGAGCTCGAGAGCATTAAAGCTATCGCCGATAAACAGGGCGAGATGTTCGCGGCTCGCGACGCCGCGTCGCCGGCCATCAAGATAGGTACAAAGATAGTTGAAGAATTGCTAAGATCTACTCGCACGCTTTGTTACGGTGGCACCGCGATCAATAACCTCCTCCCCCAGGAAGACCGTTTTTATAGTCCAACAGATACACCCGATTATGACTTCTTCAGTGAGACACCGCAAGAACACGGAGTCGAACTCGCCGACAAGATATCCAAAGCTGGTATCGAAAATGTCGAACTCAAGCCGGGCGTCCACATGGGAACATATAAGCTCTTTGCAGAGTACCATGGTATTGCAGACCTTACCTTCATCTCTCCGAAAGTGTTCGAATACCTATGGAGCGAGAAGATCACGCGCCATGGAATTCACTATGTTCATCCCAATTTTTTGAGGATGTCCATGTATGTGGAGCTGTCTCGCCCTGAAGGCGATGTGTCTCGCTGGGAAAAGGTCTATACTCGCCTCACCCTTCTGAACAAGGAATATCCGATCGTATGCAAGGGTGATCCGAAGGCGCCAGAACAGTTATCGCCGGAACGAAAGAACGAAACAATCGAGATGTTACGCAACCACCAGATCATCCTGTTAGGATTCTCCGCAGTATCGCGCCTCGAGAAGAAAACTGTCTGGTACACTCCCGTCACGCTACTGGCGGAGAAGGAAGAAATCGACAAACATGTAGCGGGAAAGAAAACGGTTCAACACGATGCAACCGAGCTTCTTCCTGCCCGCACCGACATCCTTGGTAAGGATGGTGAAGTCATTTATCAGTTCTATGAGACACAGGCGTGCCATAGTTATCATACAACGGGTGACGGACTCAAAGTCGCGAGTATCCCGACCGTACTGGCGTTCTTTCTCGCGCTTATGTATTCAGGTGAACCGAAAGACGATGTAACACGTCTTATGTGTGTTTCTCAGCGTCTGATTGAACTGGCGGCCGATAAGCCAAAGCGTCGATTCGCACTCTTGACCCCTGCATCTTGCCTGGGTAAACAGAAGGAATTGCTCGACCTGCGCCGTGAACGCGCCGAGCTGTATTCGAAGAGTAGTAAAGATAAGACGTCTCCGGATTTTGTACAGTATTTTTTCACGTACAACCCCAAGATAGGCAAGACCCATCGCGCCGCGACGCTCAGGTTGCTTAAGAAGACGCGCAAGGCGCGCCTCATGGAACAGTAGGTATCGTATTGGGAACTGTGACAGTTGTACCAGATGCATTGACAGTTGTGCCTCTCGCGAGCGCAAATGGCTGACCTGCAACGCCCGCATAGGCGCCACTTACGTTGACACCGCACTCGCGAAATCCCTCCTGTACCTGCACGAGGAAATTATAGCTGTTCTGCATGCCCTTCGAACGATAGGCATTCACGCCATTGTATCCGGAGCCGGACGGAACGTTTGTGGTATACATAAGACGCAGCTTCGTCTGTGTGACCACGTCCGACGCATCACGCATACGCATACCTTGGAGACCCGCGAGAGTAGTACCATTTTGTCCACCTGCGCTCATTTACTACCAAGGTATATTTTATCGCCCCGTGTACCAGGATGGATCGAAATACTGACCAGATGCGGGGTGGACGACGATGGATGCAGGAGGAGCCGCCATCGCGTGGGCAGAGATTTCGAGTGCAGACAGCGCGCGCGAGTAGTATGTTAATCCCCCGATTTGCCCATCGAACCCATCGGCCGAACCGATTGTTGTTGGCGCATCCGCCTGTTTCGGCAGCTGTGTGAGCGTATGGTGTTGACGGATCGTTCCATTGATGTAGACATCGACTGTGTATTGTGTAACTACGATAGCAAAGTGAACCCACTTCTGAGCCGGAATGTTCGAAATAAGGATTGACTCTGTTGCTCCATAGGTGGCCACTGTGACGAGAATCGAATTCGACGTAGTGTCGATGTATAGGCCAGGACAATCATCGTGGTTGAAAATCGCTCGCCGGCGACCGAATCCATACGTAAAATCGTTAATATCGAACCAACCTTCGAACGTAAAGGTTGCACCCTCCGCCTGATTGAAGGAACGGGGCAGCGTAGCATTCGATGTATACGGCGTCTTACCGCTTTGCGTTGCTGTCTGAAGCTGTACGGCGGTAGGATCTACGGATGTTGTCATATACCAGGCCGCACCCCCGAGCATGAGAAGACCGGCGCCTCCGAGTGCAAGCGTCTCCATTGTTCATTAGTTAGAAACAAACCCCCTCGAAGTGAGACGCAACCCAAGCTTCTTTGGCTCAGGTTTCTTTGCCGGAATCAGCAGGATCTTCACCCATTCCTCGTACGTATGATTCTTCTGATAATCGATAGTCCTTGTATCAACTCCCCGCCCGCCGATATTATAGTTATAGTGAATGCGGGTCGGATCGCTCCGCGTTTCCGCACGCAGAAAACCAGTGTGTGCAATGTCAATCGTCCACTTCAGATCCTCACCCCGGGTTGCATCTTCGAAGTTCACGAGCTTTGCGATGTTAGCTAACATTGGATTCAGATGATTGGGAGGTCGAACAAAAACGCCGTCTACATACATCTTGCCATTGAGAGGGTGAGCAATGCTGTGCGTGAATGTATGATCACCCATCTGTCCGCGGATTCGCATCACGTCTTGTCTGGCGTTGAAACAAGCAAGAAAATCCTCGAAATATGCGTCCGTTACCGTATCATCGTCGTCAATAAATGCGGTATACTTGCCCTTTGCCGCCTCCAGTAGATTGCGGCGCTTCATTCCTACGCTCATTTCACGATTATCCAGCGCTTCGGCAATTTCCAGGCGGAGTCCCGGACAGATGCGAGCAAACTGTTCACGCAGTACCGATTTCAGTCGCTCACATTGCGCACGACGTTCCACGAGTGTAGGAATCAGAATTGAAAGATCGTATTCATATGCCTTTCGCGAAATATACGTACGCAGATCTTCTTCAAGATACTTGTGGTTACGCATATAGAGGCTGTCGAACGCAACCGCGTGACCAAGCAGAGGATGCCTGTGTCGAATGATACATGATGGCATATAGCGGGTCTTGTCGTAATAGATTGTCTTGCATAGATCTGTCAGCTCAGTGTCGCAGAAGAAACTCTTGTACACCGGATCGTACATGCATCCGAGGCGATCGTACATCGCACGACCGTATATGGACAGTGTATTCAGTTTGTAGGCCTGGAACCCATCATTGAACCAGAGAATACAGTCGCGGTCAGGCGTCGCTGCTCGGCGAATATACTCGTCATAACCCCGCACCTCGGGAATCATATCGTCCGAAACGAGAACGACAATATCCCATGGGTAGTCGACTTTGTCAACATCTGCATTGCATGCCTCGATCTTTGTTTTACTTCCACCATAGTACAGCGAGTTCCAAGCAAAGCGACTCATTACTTGGAACAGCTGATGTTGAATATCTGCCCCCGTCATGGTTGGGTCGTCAACGTCGCACGACACGACGATTCCCATCAAATCCAGGCGCGCTGCCATATCAACATATTGCCGCAATGTGGCGATTAGTTGCTGTGGGCGCGACCGACTGGGGCATTTAAGTAGAATCTTCTGAGTTGTCATTATTACTTGGAAGAACCGAAATATCCCGTTACATCCGAGCTAGACAGGCCGGCCACATCCTTTCCGGCGCTGTCCTTCACTCCAAAGATAAATGTGTATCCGAAGAGGGAGAGCTTGCTCATCTCCGATGTCGTACTTCCCGCCGTCGACGTTGAGCACGCTGTACCTGCAGCGTAGAACGCAGCAGCATCCGAAGGTACAAGCTGTGTCGAGGACGTGTGGATAGTACACACTGCACCAGAGAACCCGCCACCACCACCAACCGTGAGGCTACCGTTTGCCGGCTTCGGAATTCCGGCAAGTACGGCCGATTTCACAAGGCGACCGTTGATGTAGATATCAATATTGCGCTGGAAGATTGTAACTGACACCGAGAACCATGCCTGGAGAGGGACATTCTCAACGGACACTATCTGAGACTCGCCATGACCGATATCGGTCGTATCCGTATTGGATCCGGTCGAGTGCAGGCTTACCTCGAAATCGAGGGTGTTATCCGTCGGGTGAAGACTAATGCCCGGCGCAACGACATTGGGATTGGTAGCATCGGAAACGTCGATCACCATCTTCTTCTGACCGAAGCGATAGTCCCAGTCCTTAATGTACATCCAAAATTGTAAGCCGGTATTTGTACCACTCATATTAGATGGCATTTTTGTACCCGATTTTCCGTCTGTCTCAGTGGGAGACATGTCATTTGCAGTGGCTGCTGCTGCCGTCGAACTCAGTGCCTTGCTGGCATAGAGAACAAGGGCAAACACTAGAGCCACCACAATCAATGAGGCAGCCACACTCGTTGCCGAGAAGGATGACCTAGGCGCTGAAGGGGCAAGTTGGAACGTAGGTGCGGGCGCCCTCGATGCAGACGAGCCCATTATTTATGCTTTACAAGGGAAAGGTATTCAAGTACCAATGGAAAAACGAACCCCCTTCCCGCCACGAAATCAAACACCAATGTTTTGTAATAACTGTGGAGAGAAGGGGCATATGTTTAAGTTCTGTACAGACCCGGTGCTGTCGTCGGGCATTGCACTAATCAATCAGGCCAGCCTGCCGGTTGATCCGAACACGGTACAAGTTCTCATGATTCGACGGAAAGACAGCATGAGTTTTGCGGAGTTCATGCGGGGAAAGTATGATCCGTCGAACATGGAGTATGTTGGTGTTTTGTTCGCAAACATGACATTGCAGGAACAGACCGCGATCGTGTGCGAGCCGTTTGACAACCTGTGGCGCCAGCTTTGGGGGGACGACCATTCGTCTCCGGAGTATACTGCATCCAGAGAGAGGTTCGCGCAAGTGGATAAGGATGCAATGATGCGAGCACATATGTCATCCTTCAAGGAACCCGAGTGGGGGTTTCCTAAAGGTCGGCGCGTGCGATGTGAGTCGGACATTGAGTGTGCGGTGCGCGAGTTCAACGAGGAGACGAATATTCCTCGCGATGCATACACTCTTCTGAAGGACATCCGGCTTGAGGAGACGTTCATGGGTCTGAATGGCATCCGCTACCGACACATTTACTTTGTCGCACTGTTGACATCCCCTGAACTTGTGAATCTAGGTCAGAAAATGACCTACATGCAGCGCCGTGAGATTTCGGGGATCGGATGGAAGACATTTGAGGAGTGTCGTGGATATGTGCGCCCCCACCACGTAGAGCGAATGAATATGGTCGAGGTGCTCGAGAACATTGTTAAGACGTACGAGAGCACGCCGTGATACCGAGCATATCCATGCCCGCAGTCTGAACGCCAAATGCGTAGTGGAGGAGTTCGCCTACAACCACCCAAAACATGAAGTGGATAAACAAATTGCCGCCAAATTCCCACGCCGAGTACACTGCGAGTAGAAACGTTACCGCGACATCTGCGACTCCCACGCCCATGAACCGAATTGAATGCACACCCGTGCCAGGTGGTCCAAAGATGTTTTTGTATGGACAGCTCATTGTACTTACGCGAACCTAAAACGCGCGAAGTATACGGTGATGCAATATGCTACTACGCTCAACACAAACACCCACCACCATACAGGAAAAACGGTGGCTTCCTTGTCTTCGGTTCCGAACGGACGAATCCGCCCTTCACGCCCGAAGGCGACGGACGGTTTCAGGTACAGGAAAGCCGCCATCAAAAACAGATAGATGGACACCATCCAGATACGATGATTTTTCCGTGTCAGTGGCTCCATTATCAAATACCAGGTAAAAACAATGTCCTTTGTTCTCCCGAACCGCAAAGCGTTCGCGGACTACATCACTCGTATTTTCCTGAAATACCGCAAGGATGACCGCGATCCCCTCGATGCCGAAGACAAGGATACAGACCTGTGTTTGAAGCAATCGAATGCACGGGAGATGTTTCCCTATCAGAAGCTGATCCGCGATTACCTGATGATTGAGACACCGTACCGTGGTATATTGCTTTATCATGGATTGGGGTCGGGCAAGACATGTACATCCATTGCAGTCGCCGAGTCATTGATGAGTTACAAGAAGGTATGGGTTCTGACGCCTGCATCACTTCAGCAGAACTATCGGTCTGAACTGCGCAAGTGCGGCGACCCTATCTATGCATTTGAACAGCACTGGCGCGAGAAGGCACTCAATGACCAGTCGCGGGCTGAGGCAAAGGCACTTAACATTTCTGAAGGCTTCCTTGATCGCACGGGTAAGTTCTTCGTGACTGTTGCTGGCGAGAATCCGAACTACAAGGATCTTCCCAAGACTGCACAAGATATCATTAAGGCACAGATTGAGGATATAATTGGACAGCGCTTCAATTTTATCAACTACAACGGCTTGAGTTCCAAGAACATCGACAAGTACGTACAGAAACCGGACGAGGACGGACACTTTCCCGAGAACCCGTTTAATGGATGCGTGGTCATTATCGACGAAGTCCACAACTTGATCTCGCGCATCGTGAACTCATCCGAAATTGCGCGCAGGTTGTACGATGCTGTATATAAGGCTACTGACTGCAAGATCGTCGGTTTATCGGGTACACCTGTCATCAATCGTCCCAATGAGATTGCGTATCTGATGAATCTCCTGCGCGGACCCATCGAACGCATCACGATACCCTTCGCGAAAGCAACAGTATGGGACGAGGAAAAGATGAAGACGGCCTTCAAAGCCCTGCCAGACGTTGATACAATCGAATTCAATGGAGTGAAAAAGTATGTTATGATCACTCGCAACCCCCCGCATTTCCGTTCAGTTTACAACGAGGCGGGAGACCGTATTGCCGTTCAGTATAAAAAGGATGTTCCGTTTGTGCCCTTGGCGATGGATTGGGTGAAGACTTGGTCGACCAAGATGACAGGCGAGATTGGCGCAGATATTGCCGAAGATCGTGTGACGACCGAAAACCTGGAGTGCCTGCCCACCAAGTTTGAGGATTTTGCAGCAATGTTTCTCGACGGTCTGAATATCAAGAATCCGCTCCTTTTCGCTAAGCGTATTCAGGGACTGGTGTCTTATTTCAAGGGTGCTGACGAACGGCTTATCCCGAAGCGCGTGGACGACGACAAGATGCTGGAGAAGGTGGTTATGAGCCCCGAACAGTTTGTACAGTACCTCGACGTCCGTTTCGCCGAGATCAAGGCAGACGCTAAGAAAGCGCTGAGCATGAACGATGACGGCGGCTCATACCGCGTGATCTCTCGGTTAGCCTGCAACTTCGCGGTACCACCCGAGCTGAAAGCAATCACTAAGAAGGTAACAAAGGAGTACAATGACGTGGTTAAGGAAGACGATGTACCCGACAAGCCGGAAATCCTGGCGGCCTTGAAAGCGAACCCCGCCAAGTATCTATCCGCTAAGGCACTTGCGCAGTACAGTCCCAAACTGCTGAAGATGCTCACGAATATCGAGACAACGCGTGGAACTGGTGGCGAGTGGCCGAACCAGTTCGTGTACTCACAATACCGCCAGCTCGAGGGTCTTGGCGTATTTGCTGCAATATTGGACGCAAATGGATGGCAACAATATAAGATCACTAACAAGAACGGGCAGTGGCAGGAAGATGAGATGGAAGATAAACCGGCATACGCATTCTTCTCCGGCGAAGAGAAGGAGGATCAACGCGAGCTGATGCGCCAAATCCTGAACAACCGGTACGAGAACAATTTCCCCCCTAGCTTGAAGACGAGTATCGAACAGCGCGGAAAGAAGCTGCTGTGCATGCTGATGGCCACATCAAGCGGCGCTGAGGGTATCACCTTGGCCAACGTTCGTCACGTGCATATCATGGAGCCGCACTGGACGCCTGCGCGGCATGATCAGGTTATCGGTCGCGCCATTCGCATTTGCTCCCACGCTACCCTACCAATGGCCGAACGTACCGTTCGTATCAGCTTCTATATATCTGTCATTTCTCCTACGCAATCGAAAGGAGCCGAGGGTCCGAACATTGTCGCCGTTCGTAAGTCAGATGTCGAACTGAAGCGATATGAAGGCGATCCGGCTGTGGAAACATTCATGTCCACAGACGAATACCTGTATGAAAAGGTGTATGAGAAGGATAAAGTTAATCAGCGGATTTCTGTGTTGCTCAAGCAATCTGCGGTCGATTGCGAGGTTCATCGTAAACTTCATTCTCGTGAGAAGCCTCAGATATCATGTATGCGCTTTGATACGACCGCAACGGGTGAAGACCTTGCATTCAAACCGTCAATCAAGACCGACGATCTCGACGAGACCTACCTACGGAATATGACCCGTAAGAAGCGGCGGCTCCAGAAGCTCAAGATCAAGGATATTGTATATTACATGGATCCCGACTCGAAAGAGGTCTTCGACGGACAAGCCTTTGATGACAATAGTCGGTTGCTGCGCATTGGTACCAAAATCTCGGAAACTCAGATTAAATTTTGGCTTGCTTAACACTCAGCGCGCAGATCGGCGAGCCATCCTGCACATACGTCGTACCAGGTCTTAAACTTCATCTCGGCAATTGCTGCGGTCATCGTCCGATAGTCGTTCATCGTTGCCTCCATTGCATTCGCAACGTCCTTGGGGTCAAACGACGGTGCACACAGAGCAAGCGGCATGGCGGCGGCATGGTACACCAGGGGCCCCCTGGGGATGTAACTAACGACGGTCGACGGCAGGAATGACCGATACGATCCAACATCAGTCACAACCTGCGGCGCACCGGTGTAGAGGTGCTCGAGCTGGCAGAGACCGAACCCCTCGCCCTCTGACGTGTTGATACCGATATCGCACATATTATACAACTGATTGACACCGTCATCATTCAGTGTGTTCGGCGGGGCAGTGTCTACGATTGCCATGCGCTTACCGTACACATTCGGATCAAGCTTGGCACGGAGAAGCTGATCGTGGAAAATGCGCTGAATATCGTAGTGAGCACCCTTATTTGGATCAATCGCGGTCACCATGAGAAGCCAGAGCGGCTTGTCCTGATGGCGGCGTATCAGCTCAACAAACCCCATGATGGTGAGATCCTGGCGCTTCCGCTGACTATTCCGGTTGGCGTTGAGGAACACGATCGCCTCTGTCGGAAGACCGACGTTCTTACGGAGAGCCGCTCGCCGTTCAAGAGACATATTCGAAAAGATAGTTGAATCCACCGCATGTTCAATCACTCGAGGGAGAGCGATATCGGTACCATACTCGGTAAACGCCCGAGCCCACGAGTCTGTGAAACAGTAGACGCGATCGGCGGCGGCGGTGATCTCCTTCATCAGAGGAGGCGCGATTCCATGATACACCTGATCAACGTACAGCCACAGCTTGTAGGGGGTCTTACCCTTCTCGAACTTCATTGCCTGGATAAAACGAGCAATGATCATTGGATCATTATAGATCATCACGACATCGGGAGTTACCATCTCAAGATACTCGAGAATCTTGTTAAATCCAAACCCCTCCTCCTTCGGATCCTCGTTGGCAGAGGCGTCGTATGCGATCATACCCTCTGGAACCTTACGAATGTTCTTACGCTCCGGGTGACGCTGAAACCCAAAGTGAAAGGTCTTCACCGTCGGGGCGAGAGTGGCCGCCTGTGCCAGTAGGTTAGAGACGACCTTCGAGTAACCCGTGGTCTGATCGACGTGAGTGCTGACTAGAACGAACCTCATTTGGATATATTAAAATGGGTGTATGTAAGTAATGCAGGTCAACTCCGCGCAGGACTACCTGACTGCGCAGAAGCGGCGCGTTATTGGGACTCTGTCCGCAGTCACACCGCAACCCGCGCATCGCAGATACAACTACGTATATTTATCCACCGTTGCCAATGGCGAGAGCAAGTATGAGAAGACGCCCTATCCGCAGAACCTCAGTTTAGCTGCGGGTTCGAAACCCGGATTAGCCTATGTCACGCAGGGAGTGCGCCCCACCGTGGATTTGTGTTGTGTCATGTCTATACCGCCGGTTGTGGTGCAGCCCCCACTGTATGCGTTCACCACGTTCACCTTCTCACCAGCCGCTACTACTGGACGTCTTGGACCCACACTTGCGACTCTCACGTCTTATTCTACGTACGCAGCGACATCGTGGGCAGGAAACACTGCTTTTCTCAACATGTACGCTGGGTATCAAGGTATACAGGTCTGGACGGTTCCTAAGTCGGGGTCGTATCAGGTTACATGTGCCGGCGCATCGTTGTTAGCAGCGAACAATCGTGGCGCGGGTCAAATTATACAAACCACTCTTACCCTGAGTCAAGGACAGAAGCTTCTACTTCTCGCCGGTCAGTGTGGAATACGCGACTCAGGCGGCTCCAGCAACCCCTCCGGTGGTTCCGGTGGATCGTTCGTAGCATTACCGGGATCGACTGGGACAGAGGTAAGTGCAGCCACGTGCCTCGTGGCGGCGGGCGGCGGCGGTGGAACCTACCCGAGTTATTCCACTCCCGACGCCAGCCAAGACGGAACAACCGCCGATGCCGGAAATTCTGGCCTCGGCGGCGCCGGCGGCGGTGGCGGCGTTGCCGGTGCCGACGGTGGCTCCGGCCACGATGGAGGCAGTGGGGGCGGCGGAGGCGGCCACGCAGGCAACTTCAACGGCGGCGGCGGAGGATTTACAGGAAACGGAGGAACCGGAACCTTCACAACAAGTGCAGCAAAGTCATTCAGAAACGGTGGAGCCGGCGGTGATCCCAGCCCAGGCACATGTATCGGTGGATTCGGAGGAGGAGGCTGCGGTAACTATGGCAACGGTGGAGGAGGAGGGTGGTCTGGCGGCGGCGGCGACCAAGGCCAAGGTGGCGGCGGCGGATCGTATCCACCGGGCGCCACCGATATGGGTAAAAACACTACTGTATTAACCGGTTACATCACTATCACCGCACTGTAAAAATCTAATTAACAAGCAATGCAGATCAACTCCGCGCAGGATTACCTGACGGTGCAGAAGCGGCGCGTTATTGGGACTCTGTCTGCGGGCACGCCTCAACCCGCGCATCGCAGATACAACTACGTATATCTATCCACCGTTGCCAATGGCGAGAGCAAGTATGAGAAGACACCCTATCCGCAGAACCTCAGTTTAGCTGCGGGTTCGAAACCCGGATTAGCCTATGTCACGCAGGGAGTGCGCCCCACCGTTGATTTATGTTGCCTTATACCGCCTGTTGTGGCAGCATTAGTTGTCGCCGGACTAGCTGCATTAAAGGGATACGTCACCACATTGTCATTATCCATTCCAGGCGGCACGGCGAAAGCTATTTGCGGTGTCAAAACCGGGGGGTTCGTAATAGGTAGTTATGACGTCCCCTATTTACTATACAATAATGGCATAGATAGCACGGTCGTAACTCTTGCGGGCAATGGCTCACGCGTCACCACGAACGGCACGGGTGCTAGCGCAGGAGTATATGGTCCCATATCTATGGCGGAGCTCCCAAATGGCGACATCGTCTTTCTAGACATGGGCGTAAACGGCGCAATTCTTCGTCGCCTGAAACCGAACGGATATACTACAAATTCAGGCACCGTTAGCTTTATCGCGGGCGGGAATGTGGCGTGGAATGACGGCGTCGGCGCTGCAGCTGGCCTTCTTCAAGGTAAAAAGATTGGAGTTTTACCCAATGGTAACGTTGTAGTTTGCGGAACTAACGGCGCCTCCGGCATTTCTTACGTAGACCTGGCGACATCAAACGTGGTTACGATAGCATCATCGCAGCAGGCGTATGCCATAACTGGGCTCAGCGATGGAAACATTGCATTTAGTAGTCCTGGACAACGGATTTTCATAGCGAGTACGGCCACATATGCTTCAAATTCCGCAACTGTGACATTTCTTGCCGGCACCGGCTACGGCAATCAAGATGGACCGGGCGCGACAGCGAATTTTACCAGCGTTCAGTCGATGCGCCAGCGCCAGGATGGTAATATTGTTGTAATTGATAATAACGCCGTTCGTCTTGTGACATATCCAGGCGCTGTTGTATCAACTATTGCGGGCACTTCGTCTGTAGTCGGGAATACCAACGCTCCAAATGGACCGGGGACGGATGCAGTCTTTAATACTCCGAATGAGCTTGGTGTGCTGACGAATGGAAACATCGTTATTGCCGAGTATAATAATTCCAGTATTCGTCTGATCACATAACTCTACCGCACTGTAGCCGGATGATTTTCGATAGATATAACATATGCCGGTGCTCCGACCGTCGAATGGAGATTATACTGCGTTTGTTAAGGCGAACGCAACCTATGTCGCACCCGGGTCTGCGGCTAGATCCGTGTCGCGTGTAGCCCAGAACACCTTTCCCTTCTCTGCAATCGGCGCTATTGCGCGCGCATCGCTTGTTGCACACAGATCTTCGCCATCCACCAGTGTGCTCAATCTCGGTGTCGCTGCATCAGTACTTGCTATAGTTGTCGCTGGAGTGGCTGCATTAAAGGGATACGTGACTACACTTCTATCCGGTATAAACGCGCGCTCTATTTGCGGTGTCAAAACCGGGGGGTTCGTAATAGGTAATGATGCCGGCGCCTATTTACAATACAATAATGGTATAGATAGCACGGTCGTAAATATTGCGGGCAATGGCTCACGCGTCACCGCGAACGGCACGGGTACTAGCGCAGGAGTATATGGTCCCATATCTATGGCGGAGCTCCCAAATGGCGACATCGTCTTTCTAGACACGGGCGTAAACGGCGCAATTCTTCGTCGCCTGAACCCGAACGGATATACTACAAATTCAGGCACCGTTAGCTTTATCGCGGGCGGGATCACGTCGTGGAATGACGGCGTCGGCGCTGCAGCTGGCCTTCTTCAAGCTCAAAGGATTGGAGTTTTACCCAATGGTAACGTTGTAGTTTGCGGAACTAACGGCTCCTCCGGCATTTCTTACGTAGACCTGGCGACATCAAACGTGGTTACGATAGCATCATCGCAGCAGGCGTATGCCATAACTGGGCTCAGCGATGGAAACATTGCATTTAGTCCTGGACAACAGATTTTCATAGCGAGTACGGCCACATATGCTTCAAATTCCGCAACTGTGACAGTTCTTGCCGGCAACGGCAACAACGGTACTCAAGATGGAACGGGTACGAATGCGCGGTTTGCCGGCGTTCAGTCGATGCGCCAGCGCCAGGATGGTAATATTGTTGTAACCGATGGCAATCGCATTCGTCTTGTGACATATCCAGGCGGTGTTGTATCAACTATTGCGGGCACGCTCACGACCGGGAGTACCAACGCTCCAAATGGACCCGGGACGAATGCAACATTTAATAGTCCAGAAGAGCTTGGTGTGCTGACGAATGGAAACATCGTTATTGGCGAGCGATCTAATAATGACGTTCGTCTGGTCACATAACTCTACCACCTTACACGGTTACATCACTATCACCGTTGCATAGTTTAAATTCGGCAATCACCTAAAGAATCAATGTACCATAATACAAATGCCGGGCGGCTTAATGCAACTCAGCCAAGTGGGGGCACAGAATCATCTGATCAATGGGAATCCTTCGATGACCCATTTCAGGGCTGTGTATCGGCGGCACACGAATTTCGCTATGGAGTCGATTCGTATGTCCTTCTCCTCGTCAAACCTCGATTTTGTTGCAACAGGTACTCGTACACTAAGCTGTCGCATCGACCGGTTTGCCCAGCTTCTTCACGATACATACCTGGTATTGACCCTTCCAGACATCTGGTCACCCCTCGTTTCGATCGGTTCGACTCTCCCGCCGACTGGCTACGATAGTCGGTGCACCGCGATCGGATACGAGTTTCAGTGGATCAAGAACATTGGGTACAATCTGATTGATCACGTGGAGCTCGTGTCCAATAACGTTGTGATCCAGCGGCTGACTGGCGAATGGCTCAAGATGTACTCATACATGACACACGATGCCAACAAGCGCGCAATTGTCAACCAAATGGTTGGAAACGTGCCTGAGATCTACGACCCCGCGAACGCTTACGATCGTCAGTCACAGTATCCCCATGCTGTCGCACCTTCAACACTTCCCACATCGTCTCCATACACTACGACGCCCGAACCGTCGATCCGGTCTCGCCAGCTGGTAATTCCTCTTCATTTCTGGTTCTCCGAGAACCCGGGTCTGGCGCTCCCGTTGGTTTCAATGCAGAACTCCGAGACGTTCATCAATGTGGTACTCCGTCCCCTAAATCAGTTGTATACCATTATTGATGTGAACCCGGGTACGACGAACGCAACGATCGCGTCCATTGCGAACGGCGGTTCTGGAACCGGTGCATATGTCACCTTTACAACGACACAGCCCCATGGGTTTATCACCGGTAATACGGTAAGTATTTCTGGACTGGTGTCGCCTGCAGTATTGCTCAATGGGTCGTACACAATCCTTGCATCTCCTGCCATGACATCGAAAAGCTTTTCGGTTATCTCGACCGTTGTCTACACCGGAACAATGTCTGGTCTGGCAACGTCTGGTGTCAACCCCACATACGGTCAGCGTATTCAGCCAACGGGGTCATATCCGATTGGTCTGTTTCTCAGTCCCCCCACTGCAACAGGCACATCGAGCAATCCTTTACTGACGTCCTTTTACGCCGACCCGTATCTGGAGGGCAACTTCATCTACCTGACCGACATGGAAATGAACCAGCTCGCAGTTGCCGACCAGACATTCTTATTAAAGGAGGTCAGGCATGTCTCGAAGGAAGGCCAGTTCGGCGCAAACTCCGATATCGAAATTCCAACATTCAACATGATCACACGCATCGTATTTACAGCACAGCGTTCTGATAAGCTGCTCACAAACGATTGGGACAATTATACGAACTGGGACAATCCGTACAGGGCGCCGTTTTCTCCGATCACGACTGCGGTTGGCGATCTGCTGTATGCGTCTGGTCAGAACCAGTTCTCGTCTGTATATCCGCGCGATACCATTGTGAACGGACAGTTGCTCTTTGATGGCAACGAGCGATTCAAGGCAAAACCAACATCGTATTTCTCGCTCCTTCAGCAGTATAAACATGCGACGGGTGAACAGCCTGCAATTATGCCCGGAATCTACATGTACTCGTTTGCTCTGAACAACGATCAGTATCAGCCCAGTGGTGCAATGAATGGTAGTTTGATAAACAAGGCTGTTCTGCGGGTATCGCTTCAGCAGCCTCTGCCAACGTCGGTTGGAAGTGCCGCGCAAACGGCGGTATGTATTCTCAAATCGACGGCGTTCAGTCAGAACCCAGTTATCATCCCCCCAGCCGATCTCCTGATGCAGTCGAATGGAACATATCTGTACACCCCCGACCAGGTGTTGACGGTTATTCAATCTGTTCAGAACAACAATATCATCTTTTCCTACACGTATAACGTCGGTGTCTACGTTGAGTCCATCAACTACCTGCGTATCGTGAGCGGTCTTGCAAATCTCGTGTTTGCTTCTTAACAATGGGCGACATCACGCTGACAAAAGCCGATTATGTTGTGGCTGACCAAATAATCGATGTACTCGCCACTCTCACCGACATCCAAACGAAAAACTATGGTGCGATCAATCTCCCAATCGCCACACTCGACGCACAATTGCGCAAGGACAATCGTATCGTGGCCAAGCCAGATGCAGACGCGCTTAAACTCACGCCTCCGAAGCTGATTGTCGACTATGCGGATGAAACCGGTGCATATCACCATGTGGAGACATTGTTGACGGGGACCCTGACTCTCGGCGAGCGTTCGACATTCGGACAACTGGTTCAGAAACCCAGTGAGTTACTGTGGAATATGGGTCTCGTAGCAGCGAAAGGACAGTTTGTGTTTGTGTTTGTGTTTGTATGGGCGCTGATTGTACTGTGGACGTACAAACAGTTTCAGTTTTTGGAACAGGCGTTCGGTTCCGGGGGTATTGCGTCGGCAGGACCACCGTATCCTGCGGAGACTTACGGACTCATCGGCCAATGGGTAATGTTTCTCCTGTATTATGTGTATTACTATGTCCAAATCCCGTCAAAACTCATTGGCATCATGTTCGGAGCAACGGAGCCGCCGTACGGATGGCTAGTAAAAGTATTATTTTCAATCGGATCTGCACTTGCTCCTGTGGCTGGCTTCTTCTTTCAATTCCTCATTTGGTTCACGGCCGTACAGTCGATCCCCTCCACTCCTGCGAAATCCAATGCCTGATAAGAACAATGATTCAACTTTACTGGCTTGTGGCGGGAATATTGACGGGTCTGGTGATTGGTACCGTCTTTATTCCTCCGACACGTAAGACATCGGGTGTTCCGAAACCTGGAATTCCCGAGGTATTTCACACAGATACGGGTTGTGTTCGGTTTGAGGCAACTGAAGTTCCGTGTACAGCCGAACCGGACTCTCTGAATCTCCTCGCATCTCAAAGGTAATGAAGGTGCCGATCACCAACGTCCTCCACCGAGGAGCCCCTTTTTTTTCGTTCATCATTGGACTAGGACTGGCGGTTCTGTTATTCCATCGCAACTACGGTGTAATGAAGACACTTGCGCTGCCGATCACTGAAGCCACGACTAGAACCGTCAAGGTCGACGGAAAGTGCTATCGCTACCGCGTGGAAGATGCCGAATGCGAAATCCCGTCTTCTTCATAAACAATGAGTGAAGGTGCGACATCCTTGGACGCCTTGCTCCCGAATCCACAGGGACCGCAGTCTGCGCCGCCGATGTACCCCGAGGCTAGTGGTCCGGGTCCCAGCACGACCGGATTCGCGCCGTCGTTCAAGCCGACGCTGCCGCAAATGGGATTCATGTTCCGCAACCTGCAGTTATACGTGGCCTTCTTTATCGCCACAGTTGTACTGTCGCTCGCGACTCCTCGCAATCTACTGCTCCAGTATGCTCCATCTGCATACACCTCGAACGGCGTTGTGAGTTATCAGGGTGCGGCTATCATTGGCGCGGCGTCGGTTGTGCTCGCTCACTTTGTCAACGTCGTTCTTTCGAGCTTTCTTGGTTAATGTGTAATCAAACAATGCAGTGTCCACCGGCGTGGGTATACCCTCGCATTCTGCTGGGCGCTGGGAATCAGATCACCCCATTCTTCACGTCAAAATATAAGATAACCCACGTGGTCAATTGCGCATTTGCCGACGATTGTCCAGAGTGGTGGCGAAAGCGCCATCCGGGAAACTACGCAGAACTTCACGCCATTGATTCCCTGGCTGTCCGGATTCTGGACTGGTATCCAGAATTCGAGTCGTGGATGCACCTTTTCCTGAGATCTACGAACGGCACAGTGTACGTTCACTGCAAAGCTGGCATCAATCGTTCCGCGTTTTTGGTCTTGACGTTCGTCTCCAAGAACTTCGGCATTGACTTTCGGACGCTTTTATCGGCGGTTCGTAAGCAACGTCCTATCGTCTGTGACAATTCTGCTTTCATGAAACAAGTAGAAGACGAACTATATGGACGTGTTCAGAGTAAGGAAAACACGGGAAACGGAGTCAACGTCGATGGGAACACTTGACTCTGTTCATCAGGACATTGTGAATGGATTGCGGGATGCTAAAAGCCGGGACGCTGCGTTGAAGGAAGAGGCTGTCGCGCTGCGAATACGCGTCGAGACGCTCCGCTCGTCAAATGAAATTGCAGATGTCGTCACATGTAGTACATGGGAGGCGCGCATACGTGAAATCGAAACGGAGCTCGCGCAGAAGAATCCAATGGAAGACTACTACATGAAAAACATGGACATCCTGATGGATTATTACAACCGCCCGGATGCCACCGCCACGGCGATTCAGTCTCCAAAGGATGCGTCGACGTTTATGAAGTTCTTTGCAGCGACTACGCCGTCAGAGTCTGCAGGTGCTTCGAAGAAGCAGATGTTCGACGAGTATGTGGCGCGCATGAAGTTATCGAACAATCCTGAAGCCACGCAGCTGATGACCGAGCACTGTAACGGATGTAATGTAGCCCGCGAAGAGATCAGCTCTGAAGGTATTCTTGTCTGTCCGAAATGCGGCTCAGAGGAGTACTCGTTGGTAGTATCGGATTTTCCGTCGTTCCGTGACCCGCCGAAGGAGCGGAACAACTATGCGTATAAGAAGATCAACCACCTGAACGAGATCCTTAACCAGTTTCAGGCGAAGGAATCAACAATGATTCCAGACGAGGTCATGAATGAGGTGGTGCTGGAGATTCGCAAGCGTCGCATCAACAATATTGCTGATCTGACGGAGAAGGAGATTCGTGAGATTCTGAAGAAGCTTGGGCGCTCGAAGTATTACGAACATGCAGCTCACATTCTGAGCAGGTTAAACGGTAACCCACCGCCGACCATCACACCTGCTATAGAGGAGAAGATACGCGCTATGTTTCAGGAGATCCAGGCGCCGTTTCTGTTATACTGCCCGAACGACCGCACGAACTTCTTGAGCTACTCGTATATCTTGTATAAGTTCTTCGAGCTGCTGGATTTGGATGAGTATAAGGTGTATTTTCCGCTGCTGAAGTCGCGTGACCGCTTGATCGCCCACGACCACATCTGGCAGAAGATCTGCGATTATTTGAAGTGGGAGTTTATTCGCAGCGTGTAGTAATGGGGATACCGAGCAGAAGCACCCATCGTCTGCGGTTCTTACGTAAACACCACCTTGCCGAACATGGGTATTCGCTCAGCGAACTGTCCAAGATCTCGAAGGTCTCACAGCCCATTCTACGACAGGTCTATGATCGCGGAATCGGTGCGTATAAAACTAACCCCACATCCGTCCGGATGAAGGGTACGTTCCGAAAGGGTGTGAAGGCTCCGTATTCTAAGAAGCTCAGCAAGGAGCAGTGGGCAATGGCTCGGGTCTACTCGTTCCTCGATGGAAACCCGAAGCATGATGGAGATCTGCGGCGGAAAACTCGTCGTCGTCATAAGTAAATGGCAACCGAATCTGAAGTCACAAAGGGAGTGTCAAACGATACAATTGAGACGTATTACTATGTCATCTTTTGGCTGGTGGCGATCTCCGCTGGAATCGTGGTGCTCTTTGAGCTGTATGTGATGACAGTATCCCCCAAGCGC